TTTAAGTTTTTACCTGGCCTGGGATTCTATGGCTTTGGTTTAATTCACATGCTCGGTGGTTTATCAAGAACCGCAACTGCAGCTCTACGTCAATTAGTGGATGCAGGAACTCTATCTAACTTACCTGCTGGTTTCAAAGCAAGAGGTCTAAGAATCAGAGATGATGACGAAGCAATTAATCCTGGCGAGTGGAGAGATGTGGATGCACCTGGCGGTAATCTACGTGAATCGCTTATGCCATTACCTTACAAAGAACCTAGTGCAACTTTATTTAGTCTTTTGGGTTTTGTTGTAGACGCAGGCAGAAGATTTGCAGGTGTTGCAGATATGATGATGGGTGAGAATGCTGGTAGTCAGCAACAACCTGTCGGAACAACCATGGCTATTCTAGAGCGTGGTATGAAAGTAATGTCTGCTATACACAAACGATTACACTATGCACAAAAAACAGAATTTAAATTATTAGCAAAAGTATTCGCAGATTACTTACCTGTTAATTATCCATACAAAATTGCAGGTGCAGAGCAAAATATAAAGCAGTCTGACTTTGATGATAGAGTGGATGTTATTCCAGTTTCCGATCCAAACATCTTTTCAATGGCACAAAGAGTTACTCTTGCACAATCTCAATTACAATTAGCACAATCTAATCCTGAAATGCATGATTTACGAGAGGCATACATGAGAATGTATTCAGCCTTGGGTGTACAAAACATAGAAAAGTTATTACCACCACCAGCAGAACCACAGGCACAAGACCCTGCGATAGAAAATGCAGGAACTTTAAATGGTATGCCACCTATTCCGTTCCCTGAACAAGATCATTCTGCACATATTCGTGCTCATAGAGCGTTCATGTCATCAGAATTAGTCAAAGCAAACCCTGCAACTATGACAATTTTACAAGCACATATATCAGAACACGTAGGATTTATGGCTAGAATGATTGTTCAAGAAGAAATGGCACCTGAAATGCAACAAATTATGCAAGAAACAGGTGGACAATTGTCTCCAGAACAACAACAACAACTTGAACAACGCACAGAAAGTGGTGTTGCTATAAAAATAGCTGAAATTACAGAACAAATGGTTGCTGAAGAGCAAGAAATGATGGATAATATTGGTAATGACCCTCTAGTTGACCTAAAACAGCAAGAAATTGACCTAAGAAAGGACGATTTAGAGCTAAAAGCACAAGCTATGGGCGAAAAACAGGCATTAGATGAGAAAAAACTAATGCAAACTGATAAATTAACACGTGAAAAGATAGAAAGCCAAGAGGATATAGCTCAATTACGTGCAAATGTGGCCTTAGATAAGGCAGATAAAGACAGAAACGTAAAAAAAAGGAGAGATAACTAAAATGGGTAAATTATGTCCAAGAGGAAAAGCTGCTGCCAAGCGGAAATTCGATGTCTATCCCAGCGCATATGCAAATATGTACGCCAGTGCTGTTTGCAGTGGTAAAATTACACCAGGCGGTAAGAAAAACAAAAAAGCTAGTGGTGGTATGATAGGCAATGGCAATAAATTATCGCAATCTAGAAAAAAAGTATCACATATGAACATTGGTGGTGTAGCTAGAGGCTGTGGTGCAGTAATGGAAAGCAAAAGAAAAGAAACAAGTTACAAATAATGGCAAGAGATCCTAAATTAGGTACAGGTAAAAAACCTAAAGGATCTGGTAGAAGATTATACACAGATGAAAATCCAAAAGACACTGTTGGTATTAAATTTGCTACGCCAAGCGATGCAAAAAAAACTGTGTCAAAAGTTAAAAAAGTCAATAAACCATTTGCACGAAAAATACAAATTCTAACTGTAGGTGAACAAAGAGCAAAAGTTATGGGTAAAAATAAAGTAGCATCTATATTTAAAAGTGGTAAAAATAGTGTAAGGAAACAACATGGCAAAAAAAGGGCTTAGAGCATGGGTTGGTGAAAACTGGGTAGATATTGCCAACAAAAAATCTGACGGGTCATATCCTAAATGTGGTAGATCTGGTGGAGAGAAAAGAAAAAACTATCCTAAATGTGTGCCTGCCGCAAAAGCCGCTGGTATGTCTAAATCAAAAAAAGCAACAGCAGTTAGAAGAAAACAAAAAGTAGAAGCTGGAGGTAGAAGAGCAGATAAAAAACCAAACATGGCTAAAACATTAGCATCAGGAGGGCTTGCTGTACGTGGTTATGGCATGGCAAGAAGATAATGGCAAAAACACCAGCATGGCAACGCAAAGAAGGTAAAAGTAAATCAGGAGGACTGAATCAAAGAGGCGTTGACTCTTATAAAAAAGAAAATCCTGGATCTAAGTTAAGAACAGCAGTCACAACAAAACCATCAAAATTAAAAAAAGGTTCAAAAGCAGCTAACAGGCGTAAATCATTTTGTGCTAGAATGTCAGGTATGAAGAAAAAATTAACAAGTAAAAAAACAGCAAACGATCCCAATTCAAGAATTAATAAATCACTAAGAAAATGGAACTGCTAATGAAACCAGCTAAAGTTAGTGAATTAACTAAAAAGGTTCTACAGGAGGCTAGTAAAATAGCTAAAGAACACTCTGAGTCAGAAGAAGACACTATTTTTATTGCGAATGCGTTTTTAAATGCATCAAAAATACTATATACTCAAGCGCTAGGTGAAGAGATAGCAACTAGTCTTTTACTAGAAGTTATGAGACAAAGTTTCGGTGATGCCGAGCGTACTTTACATTAAGGAGACAAAGATGAAAAAAAATGGAAAATACCCTACTAAAGGCATGAATGCGTTGGCCTCAAAAAGACCTGACGTTGCTAAAAAGATAATGGGTTATCAAAAAGGCGGTATGTCTAAGAATAAAAAAATGATGGGTGGTGGAATGATGGGTTATTCTGCTGGAGGTAGTATTGAGGTTGTTAAAATGCCTCAAGAAGTAGCCACACCTAAACTAGGACAAACTCTTGAGATTCCTGTCAAGGGACATAAAAACTATAAAGGCACTGTAAAAATTTCGTAAGGAGGATAACATGAAACTATTAAAAGATGTTATTGGATGGCTAAAGGAATGGAATGATTGGAACATGAAGGACTGGATTAAAGCTGGTGTTTTATGTGTAATTGTTCTAGCAGTTTTAGGCGCAATCTAAAATGTGGCAACTATTAGCTAAACCTTTGCTCGGAGTCGTAACTGACTCCGTCAAAGGATTCGTTCAGACGAAAAAATTAAAGAGCGAAGTTAAAATTGCTCAAATAGAAGCAGAGAAGCAAAGAAACTTAGACATAGCCGCAGGTAAAATTCAGTGGGAGCAAAGCGCTGTCGATCAGATGAAGGGCAGCTGGAAAGACGAATTTGTTTTACTAGCCCTAATGGTACCTGCAATTTGTGCCTTCTTGCCTTTTATGCAACCACATATTGCACGTGGATTTCAGATTTTAGAAACTCTACCAGAGTATTATACGCATCTTTTGTATCTCGCTTGCAGTGTTAGTCTAGGTGTTAGAGCGGCACCCGGTATTAAAGGAATGATTAGTAAAAAGAAATAATGAATGGATCCAATAGAATTAATAGAAGAATTAAATAAAATACTAAAGAATAATAGAAAGTTAGTCCACGATGTTGTATTGACAGGTGGTGCTTCAGACTATAATAATTATATGTATCTGATGGGTAAATTAAAATCATTAGATAATGTAGAACAAGAATTTAAAGAGTTCTTGCAAAAAAGGAGAATACAAGTTGAGTAAACCAATACCAGACAAAGTTTTAAACTTTGGTCAAGTTTCAGAGGATCAAGTCGAAAAGATTGATCCTAATAATATTCCAGAAAAATTAACAGAGAGACTACCTAAACCGACAGGTTGGAGAATAGTAATTTTACCTTACAAAGGAACAGGTAAAACTAAAGGTGGAGTTTATCTATCAGATCAAACTGTTGAAATGCAATCAGTCAGCACCACATGTGGTTATGTGTTAAGTGTAGGACCTGATGCATATAAAGATTTAAACAAATTCCCGGAAGGTCCGTGGTGTAAAGAGAAAGACTGGGTTATCTTTGGAAGATACGCAGGATCCAGACTCAGTATTGAGGGTGGAGAAATACGTATTTTAAATGATGACGAAATTTTAGCAACAATCAAGAATCCAGAGGATATCTTGCATTTATATTAATAACATGGAGGAGCCATGCCAGAACAACAAATAAATACTGCAAAAGACGAACCTGTTGTTAATGTCCCTACAGAAGGTGACTCAGTAGACGTTAATCTTCAACCAGAAGAAAAACAGGAAACAAAAGATGTATCACAACCTCAAGTAGTAACTGAGGAAACTCAAGGTGAAGAGTTAGAGGAATATAGTGATAAAGTAAAAAAGAGAATAGACAAACTTACAGGTAAACTACGTGAGGCAGAAAGAAGAGAACAAGCATCTTTTCAATATGCTAAACGAGTGGCTGATGAAAACAAGAAACTCAAGGCTAAATCAAATAGTCTTGACGCATCTTATATTCAAGAGTTTGAAGCTCGTACACAAATAGAAACTAAAAAGGCAGAACAAGACTTAGCAAACGCCATACAAGCAGGCGATGCAGAAGCACAAGTCGCAGCTCAAAAAGCCATAGCTAGATTATCTATTGACAATGAGCGTCTAATGGCTACAAAAGAAGCTAAGGAAAGTTTAAAAGAGGATAAGGCGGAGGATGTAACTGAAACTCCTCAACCTGCTCCTAAAAAAGTAGATCCTAAAGCCGAGGCCTGGGCTGAAAAGAACCCATGGTTCGGTAAAGATGAGGCAATGACCTACGCTAGTTTTGGAATACATAAAAAACTAGTAGAAGAGGAAGGATTCAATCCTAACTCAGATGAGTATTATGCCGAAATCGACAATAGGATGCAAAAAGAGTTTCCCCATAAGTTTGGGGTAAATAGTTCGGAATCTACGAGACCCGTCCAACCCGTAGCTTCTGCTGGTCGTTCTACAACGCAATCAACATCAGGACGCAAAACAGTTAGACTATCTCCGAGCCAAGTCCATATCGCCAAAAGACTTGGGGTACCTCTGGAGGAATACGCTAAATACGTGAAGGAGTAATAGCAATGGAAAATAAAGTAACCAATAAGACCTCACGCTCAGATGCTACTCGTGAAAAAACAAAGAGAGCACAACCTTGGCGCCCACCGTCAAGCTTAGAAGCACCACCAGCGCCTGCTGGTTTCAAACATAGGTGGATAAGAGCTGAAACATTAGGAACAGAAGACAGAAAGAACATGGCTGGAAGACTTCGTGAAGGATTCGAGCTAGTTCGTGCTGACGAGTATCCTGATTTTCACGCACCTACAATTGAAAACGGAACGCATGCTGGTGTTATCGGAGTTGGTGGATTATTGCTGGCTCGTATACCAGAAGAAATTGTTGAACAAAGAGCAGAATACTTTGCGGAACAAACAAGAACGCAAGAGGAGTCTGTGGACAACAATCTATTCAAAGAGCAGCATAGAAGTATGCCTATCTCTTCCGAAAGGAATAGTAGGGTTACTTTTGGCAGTGGTAGAGGCAACGACAAAAATTAATATTTTTGTTATGAGTCCTATCACTTTTGTAACAACTAACTGGTTAAGGAGGACTTATAACCATGGCAAATAAAGACGCACCATTCGGTTTTAGACCTGCAAAGATGTTGGGTGGAGCACCCTTTAATGGCGGCCAAACAAGTTATGGTATTGAAAGTGGATATTCTTCAAACATATTCACAGGAGATGCTGTTGAACTGCACACAGACGGAACAATTACTGTCGGAGCTGCAGGAGCAACTAATTTAATTGGCGTGTTCAATGGATGTTTTTACACTGACTCAACAGGTAAACCGACATACTCAAAATACTGGCCTGCAAGCACTGTTGCAAGTGATGCAGTAGCGTTTGTGATCGATGATCCAAACGTAGTATTTGAGGCACAAGAGGACAGCACTAATATCGGAGCTTCATGGCCCGATAATAGAGGAGCAAACGCTGACCTAGTATCAACCCATTCGGGCAGTACAAAGACTGGAAGATCTGGACAAGAGCTAGACTCTAGTTCTATTACTGCTGCGACAGCACAATTTAGAATAGTGGATGTTGTTTCTGATGAATACAACAACGAAACTTCTAGCGCTAACGGTAACTATCTCGTTAGAATTAATGAAGGTCTTCACTACGCTAATACTGCTGGTATTTAATAGGAGAGGCTAAAAAATGGCTATATCAAGAAGTCAACTCGTCAAAGAGTTAGAACCTGGTCTTAATGCATTATTTGGTCTTGAATATGCAAGATACGAGCAGGAGTGGTCAGAAATTTTTGACACTGAAACTTCAGACAGAGCGTTTGAAGAAGAAGTAGAACTTTCTGGCTTCGGTAGTGCACCAGTAAAAGCTGAAGGAGCAAGCGTACAATTTGACGATGCTACAGAAGCGTTTACTAGTCGTTACACACACGAAACAATTGCTTTAGCATTTGCTATTACTGAGGAAGCAGTAGAGGACAACCTTTACGATAGCCTAAGTTCTAGATACACAAAAGCTTTAGCACGTTCAATGGCTAACGCTAAAGAAATCAAAGGCGCAAATGTTCTTAACAGAGCATTTAACTCTTCCTACACAGGCGGAGACGGTGTTGAATTATGTTCAACTGCACACTTAACAGTGTCCGGTGGCAACTATGCTAACGAACTAGCAACAGCGGCTGATCTTAACGAAACTTCTTTAGAGCAATCATTAATTGACATTGCTGGTTTCATTGACAATCGTGGTCTAAAAATCGCTGTAAAGGCAGCTAAAATGATCATTCCAGTTAATCTTCAGTTCGTAGCTGAAAGATTAATGAAGAGTCAGTTAAGAACTGCAACTTCAGATAATGACATCAACGCAATCGGTAACATGGGCATGATCCCTGGCGGTTACGTGATCAACCATTATTTGACAGACACAGATGCATTCTTCATCAAAACTGACGCTCCAAATGGTTTGAAGCATTTTAACAGAGCACCAATCAAAACTTCAATGGAAGGCGATTTTGATACAGGTAACGTAAGATACAAAGCTAGAGAGAGATATTCATTTGGATTCTCTGATCCTAGAGGTATCTTTGGATCACCAGGCGCATAATCAATAAAAACTTAGAATGGGCGTATATCGCCCATTCTTCTTGTTGCAAATTTCACCTAAAACTGTATATATTAATAAAGTCACATAGACTGTAATCAGACAGTATAGAGACTATGTGATAAGGTCTATACAACCAAGGAGGTTTTAAAATGGGCAACTCAACATTTTCAGGTCCTATTCGATCTGAGAGCACAGTAAAAACTGTAAGCAAAAACACTAGTACAGGAGCAATTACTGAAATCATTACCATGGGTGATGCGCCTGTTGCGTTAGGAGATGAAGATAAAACTCTTGATGCCGCAACGCATAGTGGTAGAACTCTTGTAGTTCCAGCAGTCACAGCTAATAGAACTATTACTTTACCTGCTCCCGTAGCTGGTCAAACATATAAATTAATTTATGGTGGTGCCGCAGAGGAAACAGAAAATCTAATTATCGTAACACCAGGAAACTCTAATTTCTTCCTAGGTGGTGTCGTTCACATGGATTCAGATGCTGACAATGTATCTGTATATTCTGATGGCAACTCAAATTCAAAATTGACTTTGACAGATTTTGGTATCTTTGAAATTAATATTGTAGCTAAAGATAGCACTAATTATTATATTTGGGGTTACCAAGAGGGTGCAGACGCACCTGCATTTGCAGATCAATAATATTTAAAGTGAGGGCTTCGGCCCTCACAGTTTCTTAATTAAGGAGGGAAACAATGGCAGATACAGTAACAGGACCTACAATACTACAACAAAATGACAATCGTGTTGTTATTAAAATGGTTGTACAATCAGATGGATCAGGTAGCACAACAGTTATGGGAGACGTGTCAGCGTTAGCTGCACGTGCAGATGGAACTGCTGTAGCACACTTAGGTTTACTTAGAGTTTGGTATTCTTGTCAAGGTGGAGACGGAGGTGATTCTTTTGCTCGTCTTGATGAAGAAGATTCAGACGGTGATATTCCTATACTTGGATTAACAGGTGCAGGCTATTGGGATTTTAGAGAGT